ATGAGAATTGTGCTTTACAGAACACATGCTCTCATTAATGTGATAAAATATTCTGTAAATATAATGGAAAAAGTGTTGCTTATTGAAATGAAGGGGGTAAGTCACTTGAAATTTCATGAAAAAATTATGGGGATGATTGAGGATAGGGATGACTTAACAGCTACTAGTGTAGCGTGTAAAATTGGCGTTTCAAAACAATACATGTCAAAATTCAAAAGACAAGGAACTATTGGATTCTCTCAATTATTGAAGCTAGCACCTATTTTGAGCGTTGAAGGAAAAAAAGCAAAGCAAACTATGTCCGATTGGTGTTTAGAATTAGATACCACAGAGTCTATAAAACAAAGTTTTGAATATGCGTGTCTAACTCGTAATACAATTTTATTGGAACAATTAATACAAAAGCATAGCAAAGAAACTGGAACAATTCGAGAATATGTTGAAGTGTATACAATCTTGTTTAAATATATTAAGAATATAATTAAAGGCTCGGAAATAACAAAGGAATTAAAGAAGATTGGTGCTATTAAAGATAAGGTTTTAGAGATATTAACAAAGATTATGGAATGCTATGAATATTATCATCTAAAAAAATTCAATTTAATGTTGGAAACTGCAGAAACGATTGATTCACTGGTTAGAGAAATTGAAGGAGAACGAAAATCCTTCATTAAGGAATGTTACAATTATCGTATTGCTGAATTGTTTGCGCCGATTTTCCTACAAAAGAATAATGTAGATTTGGCTAGGAAGTATGCCCACTTCTTAATTCATGCTAATGTTTGTACAAAAACAGTCTCTGACGCATATTACATATTAGGTATGTCAAATGTATTAGAAAGTAAAGAACAATGTTTGTTCAATTTAAAAAAGAGTTACTTGTTAAGTAAGGAAATTGGGGATGCTGATATTGAACAAGAGGCGAGATACAATCTAGATGTTGCTAAAATCTATTTTGGGGTAAAACTAGACGAAGACGCTGACAGTAGGTTATTACTGTACCAAAAAAACCCAACATGTGAATTGTCAATTAAAGCTCTCCAAGATATAATAAGAGACAGAGGAGACAAGGACTTTTTAAATTATTTCATAGCATGTTCTTCCGATGAAATCGAATGTTTATACGATTTGTTTTATCAATACTTCTACCAAGCTAACTATCTATTTTCGGCGATAGTAGCAAAAGAATTGTGTAATAGAGGGGATAAATCTTTGTTGACTCAATCGATGGTTAATTTAGGGAATGAAAAACAAAAAGGGGTTGTTGATATTGAAGAAATTAGTATTAGCAGTTTGTACATTATTAACGGTTCTAACAGTGGGATTGTCGTATAATGAAAATGTACAGATAGATAAAAAAATGCAAATGGTTGAAATTAAACCTGGTGGGTAAGGATATTTTAAAGAGCGGATTAAAACCGCTCTTTTTTTGTTGGTAAACTAAAATGAAAAAAATAAAAGTAATTTACTTTCTGAATTTTCCCTAGAGGAAAGGTTATAATTGGATTATAGCAGTTGAGGGGGAATAGAAATGAAAAAAGAAAGTATTTTAAGGTCATTTTTAAAATGTGTAATCTCATGTTCAAATAGTGAATTTGAGTTCAATCAACTTATTGAAGTAGCGTTTAATGTTGAACAAAAAATAAAAAAATAGCGATGAAGTAACACTACATCACTATTTTGAAGTACTTTTTAATTTTTCTAGACTTTCCATCATTGTTAGCATGTTTTGTAAGACAATTTCTTGATGTTCCTCAGGTAGTTGTTCTAAACGGTTTTTTATGTGCAAGTACTTTTGATTCATATCCGCATCTAATTCACGAGAGTCAGATCGTCCTAAAAGATAATCAACAGGTACACCAAGAAAATCAGCTGCACGTTCAACGGTTTCTCTAGATGCAGGTTTAAATCCAGTTTCAAACTTAGAAACGCTACCTGCAGTAACACCGATAGCTTGTCCAAGATCATGTTGTGTTAAATTTCTTTCTCTTCTTAATTGACGTAACCGATCTTTAAATTCCACAATAATCACCTCATAAGTGGTTTGTTAGGATTATTATAATATTTCCTAAAGGGAAAATCAATCCGAGCTATTTCAAAGAAAAATATTATATACGAGGAAAAATATGCCTTGAATTTTCCCTAAGGGAATGTTAAGGTGGTTTACAAAGATACAGAAAGGAGTTACTACATGAAAATGATTAAAGATGAAACAAAATTAAAAGCAGCATTCCAAAAATCTGGATATAAGTATCAAGAGTTAGCTGATGAATTGGAAATATCCTGCAGCTACTGTTACAAGCTAATTAATAATCATAATTACAAAAAGAAAATATCATATAACTTAGCATCGAGAATGGCACATGTATTAAAAGCGAATGTAGTTGATTTGTTTGAAGAGCAAGTCGATTTTTTTTAACAACAATATTCCCTGAGGGAATATAGGGGTGAGAGGGCCATGTCAGAAATTAATTACAAAGGGTTTATCATCAAGGAAACTTATGGCGAAAAAAATATTGAAGAAGTGTTTAAAGAAGCATATGAGTCGTTTTATGGGGTTGAAGTTAAGGTTGTTAAAAAGGGATTAGGGACTAAACGAAACAGTGCAGCTAGCTAATGTTTAAACTTCATTGAGAACATTCAATGAAGTCGCTTATAAAATGGACAAGCCTGAAAGGTGGTGTTTTTGTGAAAAACGGCAAAAAGTTGACCAAGCGCGAAAAAATGCATCTTAAATCATACAGCTTAAATCCTGATAATTGGTTGGTTTTCAAGAAAGCGGATGGAGAAATGCATTTAGTCCATCGCTATACAAATACAAAACGAACAATTCCAAGTTTATTAGTTTAGGAGGGAATAAGATGGATCAGTTAACAGTACTGGAGTTTAATAATGAAAGGATTTTAACGACTAAGCAATTAGCATTCATCTATCAAACGGATGTTAATAATGTGCAAAAAAATTTCAGTAATCATAAATCAAAGTTCGTTGAAGGCAAACACTATTTTTTCTTAGAAGGTGAAGAATTACGGTCTTTTAAACGCGACCTGAATAATATTCAGCTCGTGCCAAACAACGTAAATCAATTATATTTGTGGACAGAACGAGGGGCAAATAGACATTGCAAGATTCTTGATACAGACAAAGCGTGGGAACAATTCGATTACTTAGAAGAAACCTATTTCAATGCACGAGAGCAACAACGGCTTCCTACTGATCCAATGGATGTTTTAAAACTTACATTCCAAGCATTAGAAGGTCAGCAGCAAGCAATTGAAGAGATAAAGTCAGATGTACAAGACTTAAAAGATAATACACCGTTATTCGCAATCGAATGTGATGAAATTTCTAATGCTGTAAAACGTCAAGGAGTCGTATTGCTAGGTGGAAAACAGTCTAATGCCTATCGAGATCGCGGATTAAGAGGGAAAGTGTATCGTGATATCTACAACCAACTATACCGTGAATTCGGAGTGAAAAGTCATAAAGCAATTAAGCGTTGTCACTTAAATGTAGCAGTGAAAATAGTTGAAGAATATACACTTCCAATTGTATTAAGTGAGGAAATATCTTTTATAAATGCGCAAATGGATTTTACAGAAATGTAATAAGAATTGAAAGCGAGGAGGTACCATATGGAAATTGAACCGATGTTCGCAGCCTTACTAATGGAGCAAGAAATTATTGAAGAGAAACTTAAGCAAGGGATTAATGGATTTGAGTGGTTAGTTTTACAAGTGGTGGTAGATCAGGAAAGAAAAGAATCTTTAGAAACTTGGGAAAGGCTACAAATTTTAGCAGCTAAAAGAAAGTGAATTCTCTTACGTTATTTTCAGATGCAATTCGTATGGATGCAGAAACATTTTATAACATATATGAACTTAATTGGTGGATGGCATTTAAAGAGGCTCTCACATATTTTTCTTTAATGAGACTACGGAACTATAACACATATTCGGATGTGATAAAGAGTATTTATAACGACGAATCAGCATTGGAAAGAAAGGGGTAAAAATTAATGGATAATTTACAAGTAGTTGATGGGATCGAAAAATCAGAACCAGATTATGTAGAAATATATCATCGGATGTTTTCTAAAAATCTACGTGAGTTGCTACAAAAGGTAAAAAATACAGGGACATTCAATCAAGACTTATGCAAAAAAACAATATTTACGGGTGTGAGATTTATTAGATATACAAAAAGTGATACATCAAATTATGACTATTTAAAAGACAAGCTGCAATTAATTGGCTACTTACAAGAATTGATGAAAAAGATAACTCCAAGAGAATTTATAAATATGTTTCCGATAACAAAATCTTATGACGGAGACAAATGGGAAGAGAAAGATTATTTCTTTACTATGAATCGTGCTGAAGAAATCGGGATGGATACTCTTATAGGGGAAAATATCTTAGAGTTTCTATACGATTACGACAATTGGGATATAACATGTTTTGCGGTTAGTTCAATGACAGTTATAAGCAGAATCAGACGAATCGAAGGAGAAAAGTCTTTAGCAGAAGAGTTTTTTGGAAGTGTAGGACTTGATACTTATACGCTGCATTCTGGACAGAAAGGAAAACAAAAGCTAATCAATAATCGTACTGGAGAAACTCAAGAAGTTCAGAAACCTAGACCAAGACATTTAAAGCCAGTTCAATGATTAATATTACGAAGGTTTATAGACAAAAAAAGTAACTTGCGCCAACAAGTTACTAAATAAAAATACTTATAAAAATATACTTATTAGAAATATAACATACATGTTTGATGTATGGAAAGGGTGTTATTATGGCTCTTTTTAGGAAAGTGCATACAGAATTTTGGACGGACGTAAAAGTATCAGAAGATATGACGCCAGAAGATAAATTGTTTATGGTGTACCTTTTGACTAATCCTCACACAACTCAATTGGGAGTGTATGAAATCACGCCTAAAATGATAGCTTTTGAAATCGGACTATCAATAGAGTCTGCTAGAGCACTACTGGAACGTTTTGAAAGCCATCATAAATTAATCAAATATAACAAAACGACAAGGGAAATAGCTATAAAAAATTGGGGCAAATACAACCTGAATAGAGGCGGGAAACCAATTGAAGATTGTCTTAAAAGAGAAATTGATAAAGTGAAAGATTTATCTCTAATAAAATTCATTTTAGAACATACAGATCATGCAGCTTTAAAAAGAAAAATCAATCTTTATGCGGGTTTTGACGATACGTTAGCGATACGTGACCAAGAAGAAGAAAAAGAACAAAAAGAAGAACAAGAAGAAAAAGAAGAACAAGAAGAAGAACAAAAAGAAGAACAAAAAGAAGAAGAAAAAGAAACAGAAGAAGAAAAAACAAAAACAAAATCCAAAGCGTCTTTAAAATCAGACGCAAAGTCCAATCCAATACCATATAAAGATATATTGGATTACTTGAATGACAAAGCAAATAAAAATTTCAATCCTAAAGCAGAAGGACATAGAAAGTTGATTCGCGCTAGATGGAATGAGGGGTATAAACTAGAGGACTTTAAAAAAGTCATCGATAACAAAACTTCGCAATGGCTTGGTAAGAAAAGTTTTGATGGAAAACCACTAGATCAATTTTTAAGACCAAGCACGTTATTTTCGCAAAAACATTTTGATAACTACTTAAATGAAACGGTTGACAGGTCCAATCAACAACATGGAGATCAGATTGTTATACCGGGATTTAGGGGGAAAATGCCGTTTTAGAAAGGAGTACTAAATGTGAAGAGAATACAAGATTCTTTTGAAAAACTTACTAAGTTAAAATTTGCAGATGAACAATGTGATAAGCACACCTTTAATAAACACGGGAAAGAAGTTGTTAAATTAGTTAGGAAAATGATTGATGATGCAGGAACGGTATATTGTCCCCGCTGCATGGTTGAAGAGCAAAATTCGGTTTTATTTCAACAAGCAAATAATCATTATAAAAAGATTAATAGAGAACGGAAGAAAAATGTACTCTTTCAACACAGCATCATAGAAAATCAATCCATTACAGAATCAAGATTGTCTACATACAAGACGGATTGTCAAGAAACGCAAGAAAACAAAGAAAAAGCTATAAAAATTCTTGAACGCATAAAAAACGGCGAGTTTTTAAATGTATACATTGCAGGGATTCAAGGAGTAGGAAAAAGCCACTTAGCGTATGCGATGCTGTATGAATTGGTTAAACACTATTGGGTAATATCAGACGGTGAGAAATTAAATGACGAACATGCTTTTAAAAATATGAAAAGCTGCTTATTTGTAGAGATTGAAAAGCTAATTCGATTAATACAGCACTCTTTTAGAAATATAGAGTCAAAATATACAATGGATTACTGTATCAGTTTAATGGTGGATGTGGATTTCCTTGTAATCGATGATTTAGGGGCTGAAAGTGGTTCGATGAATCGAAACGGAGAAGCAAGCGATTTTGTTCATAAAATACTTTATGGCGTTACGAATGGACGACAAGGGGCAAATAAAACAACAATTACAACTTCAAATTTATCAAGCGCTCAATTATTTCAAAAATACGATCCGAAACTAGCAAGTAGATTGTTAAACGGTGTATCAAAAGATGAAACGATTGTTTTTAAAACAACCACTGACAAACGAATTGTAAATTTAGACATTGGATTCTAATAAAAGGGGTGCGGAGAAATGAAAGAGGTAAAGGGGAAAAACACCAAATTAATGGAAGAATTTGACGTGTTATTAAGGCAACTGCTGATTAAATCTAAAACAGATGAAAGGGTAAAAAACTTTTTGGATGATCTGTTTGAAATGCTAAGTGATAATAAGCTGCAGTCTGATATTGATTTCAAAACAGCATTAAATAAGTTAAGAGAAAAGCACTTTCCTAAGTTTGATAAAGGAGAGAGCAAAAATGACTAAAGAAAAGGGACAAGCTAAGGAAATAGTTGATGTTCGCGGAATGTCAGATGATGAGTTTATGGAGAAATATGAAAGGCTTGTACATCATTGCGTGTGGAAAAGATATGCGAAAAAAAAGACCAGTATAGAACACGATACTAATTTAGATATTGAAGATTTAACTCAGTTTGGAATGATTGGTTTGATAAAAGCAAGAGATAATTTTAATCCTGAATTCGGATGTGCATTTTCAACATATGCTGTACCTAAAATTATTGGGGAAATAGGAAGAGCGATTCGAGACAACCAAAAAGTGAAAGTGCAAAGAAGTGTATATAGCGTAAAAGGGAAAATTTTAAATCAACAGTTATCAGATAAGGGGCCAGAAGAGATAGCGGACATTTTAAACGAGCCAGTAACTTTAGTGAAGATGGCCCTAAAGTATCAGCCGAGTACAGATTCTCTCAATAAGATAGTATATGCATCTGGATCTAATGAGGAAGTAACATTAGAAAAAATGCTAGAAGATACTAAAGTGGAAGACATTGAAGAAACCACCATTAATCGAGCTGTAATAAGAGAATTTAAAGCTGCATTGGCTCCTAAAGAATACATTGTTTTAGATATGCATTTACAAAATATGACGCAGCAAAATATTGCAAATCAAATGGGATACAGTCAGGTACAGATTAGCCGTATATTAGCAAAGATTAATCAAAGAGCTGCTCAATTTGGTGAAGAAGGAGGTCTTCAAGATTGAGTGTTACAAAAGGCGTTTGTATTGCTGTAGATCACTCAGATTTGCTAAAGGAGAAAGTAGAGTACTTTTTATTTCCGGCTAAACCGAATCATTATTATGTAAGCAAATTTAATCGTAAAGGGGCGCATTTCGGATGCTATCCAACTGAAAGGTTTCAAATTACGGAAAAGGAAGTATGGACACCAGAACCTCAACCCAATCTGCCTGAGTTGAATACAAGCTTATTCTATAGAGCACAGTTGATTTGGCGAAAAAAGGGATATAAAGATAAACCACTTAAAGATTACATCGTACAGCCGAGAGGGAAACATTGCTACTTTTGGCATGATCGGGAACGCAAGAAATTTTGTGGTTGTTTTCCGCTACATTGGTTTACCGATTTTGTACCAGTTCAAAGTCATCATATGGAAGAAAAAACTAAAGAAGAGGTTAAGTTATTACAACGGCCAGATGGACAACTTGCATTTTTTTAACGAAAGAAAGTGGATGGGCATTTTGTCTAGTCATCGATTAAAAAAGGAGTGTGCTTAATGGATATTAAAAAGTTGTTTGCAATGCAGAACGTTTTGGATAAAAGGGTTTTAGAGTCAAAAAATCTTTCTAGAGAAGAAGTATTCGAATTTAGAATACTAGCATTTTTAGATGAATTAGGCGAATGCATGAAGGAATGGAGAGTATTTAAGTTTTGGAGTAATGATCGTAAACCTAGAACTAGCATACCTACAGGGGAAATCATAGTACTAGATGATGGTTATGAAGTAGAAGTTTGTAAAAACCCTTTACTTGAGGAATATGTGGACGGACTACATTTTGCAATTGGGCTTTGCATAGATTTGAAAACGGAAATCAACTTCCCTGCTTCTATGCGTTGCGAGACAGTTACAGAGCAGTTTTTCGAATTGTATCATCTAGCAATACGATTAAAAGAAGAACCAACAGCATTTAGAGCGGATGTTCTTTTAGCTCATTATCTTGGTTTAGGGGAATTGTTGGGCTTTTCTTTAGAGGAAATTGAATGTGAATACATTGAGAAAAACAAGATTAACCATGCGCGTCAAAGTAATGGATACTAATACAATTGTTATTTTAGAGAAAGGGAGTCGAAAGAATGAAAACATTTAATGTGACTTTCACAGAATTAAAAATATATGAGGCTGTTGTTGAAGCTGAGTCAACAGAAAAAGTTATCGATGCGATTAAACGTTTAAAAAGAACCGAGGATGATTTAGTAGACAAAGGGGTCATCATAAACGAAGTTAGTGAGATAAATGTTGGTGAAGAACAAAAGTTCGAATGAATTGACTTCTCAGATTGTCCATTTTGAGACGAAAACAACTTTCTGAATATCATAAGACCTTAATGGTAAAAAAACTCTTATTCAAGCGTACAAGCCCGTTATATACGTTGTACGGAAATTAGAATGAATTTATTAAGGAAGGAAGTATAAAAATGAGGACTTGGAAGAAAAAACATGTTAAAAGAGCATTTTTGAATCGTCAAAAGGAAGTTGATAAAGAACGGACTGCTGCAGCTTGGAGAAATATTTTTGTAAAATCAGGAATCATAAAATAAAAAAGGAAAAGCAACTCGTTGGGGACAAGTCACTTTTCCAGATGGCAATGTAAATTCATTATAGCAAAACATATGTACAAGTTGTAGGAATAAACAACGAGACATTTTGACACCTATCGACAATCGGGAACGTGGTTGTTGATCTGGAAATATGAAAGTAGGTGAATCATCATTTGTTTAACTGGCTGAGAGATTACCAAAAGTTAGAAGAGGACATAGCCTATCTGGAATACAACTTAGATAAGACAAAAGCTGAATTAAGACGCTGGGTCAGTGGTGATTTGAGAGAAGTACGATTAACGGCAGAATCTGAAGGTGCAAAAGTTGAAAACCGCATTGAAGCGATTGAATACGAATTAGCACATAAGATGAACGATATGTATAAATTAAAAAAGTTAATTAGTAAGTTTAGAGGTTTAGAAAATCAGATACTCAAATTAAAATATGTGGATGGTATGACGTTAGAAGAAATAGCAGAGGCAGTAAATTATAGTTCTAGTCATATCAAAAAGAAACATGCTGAACTCGTTAGATTAATTAAGTTCGTGGAGCGAGAAGGTGTCATTTAGGTTCACTCCTAAAATGAATCGAAACGGTTGAAAAAATGATTTATATTGATAGCATACAATTTTAGCGGAAGGGCAACTGGTGCACGGTTGCTCTTTTTTGTAGTTTATGGATTTCAAAAGTTGCATACCAGAATAATTTAGGATATTAACAACGTTCAACATACTCTAATTGTAGAAATGGATGGGATAACATATGCTGAATCAAGTGCTTAATATGGATTGTTTAGAAGGTATGAAAATGATTGAAGATAAATCCATCGATATGATTCTTTGTGATTTACCTTACGGAACTACTGCATGTAAATGGGACAATATTATTCCGTTCGATTTGCTATGGGAACAATACGAAAGAATTATAAAAGATAATGGGGCCATCCTTTTAACAGCAAGCCAACCTTTCACTACTAAGTTGATTGCCTCAAATATTAAATTGTTTCGTTATGAGTGGATCTGGAAGAAGGGAAATCATACAACAGGTTTTCCGAATGCAAACAGAATGCCGCTTAAAAATCACGAAAACATATTAGTATTCTACAAAAAACTGCCTAAATATTATCCGCAAGATTTAATTTTATTAGATAAACCGATTCAAAAGAAAGAAATACGTAGAATGAAGATACTCGGAAAAAGAAATAACGAATCTTTAAATAAAGTACATGTAAAGAAATATACTAACTACCCGAAATCGGTTATTGATTTTCCGCGTGATAGCAAAACATTTCATCCTACACAAAAGCCTGTAGCGTTATTTGAATACTTAATTAAAACTTATACAAAAGAAGGTGAAACAGTTTTAGATAACTGTATGGGGTCATTTACGACTGCTATAGCATGTATCAATTCAAATCGTAATTACATTGGATTTGAAATGGATGAAGAGTATTGGAAGTTAGGGAATGAGCGTGTTAATAAACATATCGAATCATTAAAGCAATCGTAATAGGAGCTTTTTATTTTGGAGGAGGATGAACTATGGATATTCAAGAGTTGTCGAGACGATTAGAAAGTTTAGAACGTAAAGTGCTTCTGGTAGACGCGAAGACGGATGTTCTAGGTCAAAATGTCATACGAAAAGGCGATAAAATAAAAATGGTGTATCCGCACTTAGGGATACAAGGCGAGTATTTAGTGGAGAAAATTGATAATGGTGTGTTGGAATTGGTAGCAGAAGAAACAATGAAAAAGATTCAGGAGTGATTAAAATTGAAGAAACTATCTAAACAAGAACTAGCAGCTGTAATGACATATTGTATTTCAACGCTTGGCGAGAAAATAGTTAATGAACATATTGATCCTCAGAAGTTGGCGCAAGCAAGTGCAATCCATAATGTTCTCTTTGATAATACAACTCCTAAAGAACGTAGAGAAGCGACGATTAGTTTACTAGGCAAAACAATTGATGAGTTTTTAGAGGGTAAGGAGTGAGGATATGAAAGTTTTTATTGTTTGTGCAGGAACATTAGGTGAAGCGTTTGCTATGTTTAGTAAAGCTTGTAATGATATGTGCGAACGAATCAAAGAATTTAACGAGTTAGTCAAAGAAGCTTGTATGTATGAGGAAGAGCCGCAATATAAAGAATGCATTAGTTTCCCTTTTAATCCTGTTAAGGTAATGAAATCACAGGTAATAGATCGTAAACCTAAATGTATTAGAGCAAGGACTGTATGTTGATATAGAAAAGGAGCGAAAGCGAATGCGAATGAACGGATTTAATAAAATCGTTAACGATATGCAAAATGAACAAGTAGGAAACGCTATGCTAGATTTTGCTTTGGCCGCTAAAATGATGTTCGCTGCCTTTACACAGTTTAAAGAAGCTGGATTTAGCGAAGAGCAGTCATTTGAATTAACACGTGAGATATTAATTGATTCATTAAGTAAGAATCAATAGATCAATGAGGTGGGAAAGAATGCAAGTGTATTGCTCTGAGTGTGATAAAAGTTATGACATGCAGCCGCAAGTAACACAACTCCCTAATCGTATTGAGAAGTGTTTCTTTATTTGTCCTCATTGTAATCATGAACATGTAGCTGCGTACGTGAATGATAAGATTCGTAGGCATCAAGCAGATATAGCAAAGTGTCATGAGCGGATTAATAAAAAGAATCTTGCTATTGAAGATGAAATGAAACGGTTAAGGAAGAGGTTTGAAAGGAGGAAGTGAGTGGGTTTGAAAATGCCATTAACAAAGCATTGGTGTTTAGATAGAAACTGCGGATTTGAAGAGACTTCTCATAAAGGTACGTGATGGTTGGAAATGTCCTGATTGTAATGGACCAATGGCGTTTCAACAGGTGAATAAGAAAAAAGAAAGCGCCGAGTGATGGTGCTTTTTATTTTGGAGGAGGATGAAGAATGAAGTATAAAATGCAATTGGAATGTAGAGATAAAGAATGTCGTACAGTAATGTTTGGTCATTTTTTGGAAGGAATGAACTGCGTTAAGTGTGGTGGCCCGACAATAGAGAAACCATATAGCCCAGTAGAAAAGCAAGTAAATCAAAATAAGAATAGTGAACTAACAATACAAGTTAGTGTAGATACAACAAAAGCATTAGAGGGAATTAAGGAAGTAACTGAAGCAGCTAATGAATGTGCAGATGCATTAGAGAAGTTGGAAAAGGTGATGAATAAATTTAAAGGTCAATCTGAAACGTCTGAAGTATCTTTCGATATAAAATCAATTGCTCAATCTACAATTGAACAGACAGCAGACTTCATTAAATTAAAAGCAAATAAACTAGACATAAAATGTTCAAATCAATTTTAAGTATTGTAGGCGCTACTGTAAATTATGTAGCGTCTTGTTTGTTGAAAGAAGGTAAGGAGTGAGGAGAGATGAGGAAGCCGCTTAGACCATGCTGCGAATTCCATTGTTATAATCTCACGCGCGAAAGATATTGTGAGGAACATAGATACAAAGAAAAGGAAACGCAGCAGGATAAGAATAGATACTATGACCGATTCAAACGAGATAAGGAGAGCACGGCTTTCTATAAATCAAAGGCATGGGAAAGGTTAAGAGAGCAGGCACTGATGAGAGACAAAGGGTTGTGCCTACATTGTAAGAACAATAGAAAGATTACAGTTGCAGATATGGTTGACCATATCATTCCAATAAAAGTCGATCCAAGTTTAAAACTTAAATTAGAAAACTTACAATCACTTTGTAATCCATGTCACAACAGAAAAACAGCAGAAGACAAAAAGAAGTACGGGTAGGGGCGGGTCAAAAAACATTCAGGGCGGTCTTCCCGTACCGCCGCCCCCTCAACTTCGCAGAAAAATCCGTTTTTGCATATTTTTTTAAGGGGGTGTAATCATGGCTGGAAGAAATAAACAACCACTCTCTGTTATACAGGGAAAAGGTAGATCAAATCACATTACAAAAAGTGAGAAAAACAGACGAGAAAAACAAGAAGAAGCATTACGAGGGCATACTGATAAAATTGAAGCTCCTTCTTATTTGACCGCAGCACAAAAAAAGGAATTCGATGCTTTAGCTGCTGAATTAGTCAGATTGAAAATTTTCAGTAACTTAGATGTAGACAGTTTGGCAAGGTACGTTGATTCTAAAGACCAGTATATAAAAATGGTTCGTCTGCTAAGAAAAACAAAAGCTTCAGATGACTTTAAATTGTATTCTCAAATGCAAAGAAGTAAAAATCTTTTATTTAATGAATGCCGTTCTTCAGCTAGTGATTTGGGTTTGACCATTACATCCCGCTTAAAATTAGTTATTCCAGAAGCAGATACTTCACAACAAAAGCAAAGTGAAGCGCAAAAGCGTTTTGGTGATCGTATATGAACTGGATAATGGAACGGGTTTTTGCATATTGCGATGATATTTTAAGTGGCAAAATAAATAGTTGTAAAAAACATCGTTGGGCCATCGAACGATTTATAAGGGATTATGAGGAGTGTCAAAGTGAAGACAGTCCTTTTTATTTTGATGGAGAGATAGCGGAGGATTTTTACTGGTTTGCAAAGGAATTTAAGCATGTTGAAGGGATTTTGGCAGGTGAATCCGTAGAATTAACTGATTTTCAATTGTTTCTAGCGGCTAATATATTCGGATTCAAAAAGAAAATAAATGGAGCTAGGCGATTTAGAAAGGCTTTTATTCAGTTAGCGCGTAAAAATGCTAAATCTCAGTTTCTTGCTATTGTAGCAGCTTTTTGTACATTTCTTGGAGATGAAAAACAACGTGCTTATATTGCTGGATGGACAAGAGACCAATCATCTGAAGTTTATGAGGCTGTAAAAACAGGGATTAGTTCTAGTGAATTGTTAGAAGGGAAATGGAAAGAAGCTTATAGTACCATTGAAATATTTAAGAATGGTTCAGTTGTCGTTCCACTTTCAAAAGAAGCTAGAAAAACTGGTGATGGTAAAAACCCGTCTCTTGGAATTGTCGATGAATATCATGCACATGAAACTGATGAAATTTATGACGTTTTATCGTCTGGTATGGTGGCAAGGAAAGAGCCGTTAATGTTTATCATAACAACAGCTGGTTTCGACTTATCAAGACCTTGTTATAGAGAGTATGAGTATGTCAGTGACATCTTAGACCCGTCAAAAAATGTAGAAAATGATGATTATTTCGTTATGATCTGTGAATTGGAAAAGAACGATGATATCAAAGATGAGTCGAATTGGATAAAAGCAAACCCAATCGTAGCTACATATGAAGAAGGTTTGGAAGGTATACGTTCAGATTTGAAAGTTGCTCTTGATAGACCTGAAAAGATGAGGGCCTTTTTAACCAAAAACATGAATATTTGGGTCGATAAAAAGGACAACGGATACATGGATATGTCAAAATGGCAAAAATGTGAAGTAGATAACCTTGATTTTTCAGGTGCAACTCTTTGGATAGGTGGCGACTTATCAATGACAACGGATTTAACCAGTGTCGGTTGGGTTGGAATGGACGATGAAGGTGATTTTATTGTTGGACAACATTCATTTATGCCTGAAGCACGTTTGAAAGAAAAGATGGCTATAGATAAGGTGCGTTATGATTTATGGGCCGAACAAGGATATTTGACTTTAACGCCCGGTGAAATGGTTGATTATACAATTGTTGAGTCTTGGATAGAAAACTTTTCAAAAGACAAAGAAATTCAAGAGTTTGATTACGATAAATGGAATGCGTTACATCTAGCGCAAAATTTAGAGAATAAAGGGTTCGTTTGTGTAGAAATCCCTCAAAGGATTGCTAATTTATCCATTCCAACTAAAACTTTTCGAGAAAAAGTATACGAAAAGAAAGTTAAACATAATGGAGATCCAGTCCTTTTTTGGGCGCTTAATAATGCTGTTGTTAAAATGGATGATCAGGAAAACATTATGATTTCGAAAAAAATAAGTAAAAATCGTATTGATCCAGCAGCAGCGGTATTAAATGCGTTTGCTAGGGCTATGTATGGAGCGAGTGTTAGGTTTGACGTATCTGAATTTGCCAATAAAGACTTTCTAGGCAAGTTATGGAACTAGGGAGGGGGTGAACATGTGAAGATAGTGGATTCTGTTAAAAAGTTCTTTAATTTTGAAAAACGCCAAACGTCGCAGGTAATAGAGTTGAATAAAGACGATGAAAAATTATTAGAATGGCTAGGGATTTCTCCAAGTACTATTAGCGTTAAAGGAAAAAATGCTTTAAAAGTTGCTACAGTCTTTGCTTGTATCAAAATACTATCTGAATCCGTATCAAAGTTACCATTGAAAATTTATCAGGAAGATGAATATGGAATCCAACGCGGTACAAAGCATTATCTCAACAATTTACTGAGACTAAGGCCTAACCCGTATATGTCCAGCATGAATTTTTTCGGATCATTAGAAGCGCAAAAAAATTTATATGGCAATAGCTACGCTAACATAGAGTTTGATAGAAAAGGTAAAGTCCAAGCGTTATGGCCGATAGATGCTTCTAAAGTGACAGTATACATTGATGACGTTGGTTTATTAAATTCCAAAACTAAAATGTGGTATGTAGTAAATACGGGTGGACAACAAAGAGTGTTAAAGCCAGAAGAGATACTGCACTTTAAAAACGGAATAACTCTTGATGGTCTTGTCGGTGTTCCTACAATGGAATATTTAAAGTCTACATTAGAAAATTCAGCTTCAGCTGATAAATTCATAAATAACTTTTACAAACAAGGGTTACAGGTAAAGGGATTAGTTCAATATGTCGGTGATTTAAATGAAGATGCGAAAAAGGTTTTCCGAGAAAATTTCGAATCAATGTCTAGCGGTCTTCAAAATAGCCATCGTATTGCATTAATGCCAGTAGGATATCAATTTCAACCTATTTCATTAAATATGTCAGATGCTCAATTTCTCGAAAATACCGAACTTACTATTAGGCAAATCGCTACTGCATTCGGCATTAAAATGCATCAATTAAACGATTTGAGTAAAGCGACTTTAAATAATATTGAGCAGCAGCAACAACAATTCTATACCGATACATTACAAGCGACTTTAACAATGTATGAGCAAGAAATGACGTATAAGCTATTTTTAGACAGTGAGTTGGATAAGGGGTTTTATTCAAAATTCAATGTAGACGCTATTTTAAGAGCGGATATCAAAACGAGATATGAAGCTTACAGAACGGGTATTCAAGGCGGTTTCCTTAAACCTAACGAAGCTAGAAGTAAAGAAGATTTACCACCAGAAGCTGGTGGGGATCGTTTACTTGTTAATGGAAATATGTTGCCGATTGATATGGCTGGACAGGCATATTTGAAGGGAGGTGATACTAATGGAGAAGTCAGCAAAGAAGGAAATGAAGGAAATTAGAGCTTTGCCAATGACTATTGAAGTCCGTGAAGTTAATGAGGACGAGGGAAAACGAACAATTTCGGGATCGATAAAATATAACAATGAAAGTGCCGAAATGCGTGACTGGTGGGGCGATACTTTCGTAGAAGAGATTGCTGAGGGAGCTTTTGATGAAAGTTTAAAAGTTCGTGATGTTGTAGGTTTATGGTCTCACGACACATCTCAAGTATTAGGAAATACTAAAAGTAAAACTTTACGAATCGAAAATGACAAGAAAGAATTACGATTTGAATTAGATATTCCTAATACAACTGTTGGGAATGACGCATGGGAATTAATTAAGCGTGGAGATGTTGATGGAGTTTCTTTTGGGATGAAGGTTACAAAAGACAAATGGTCATCGGAAGAACGTGAAAATGGAAAGCTTTATAAGCGTTCGATTTTAAATGCTGAACTATATGAAATATCACCGGTTGCATTCCCTGCATATCCAACGAATGAAGTAAGTGTACGTTCATTGGATGATTTTAAAGCTGGAGAAAAGCGAGTAGCTGATGAGTTTAGGAAAAGAAAACTACAAATCGAACTAGAGCTTATATAAGGCTCTTTTTTTATTGATAAATTTAAGGAGTGATTTGAATGTCAAAAGAATTACGTGAATTATTAGCTAAGTTAGAAGGGAAAAAGGAAGAAGTACGCTCTCTTATGGGAGAAGATAAAGTGGCAGAAGCAGAACAAATGATGGAAGAAGTGCGATCACTTCAGAAAAAAATTGATTTACAACGCTCATTAGATGAAGCAGAAACGGAAGAACGAAATAATGGAAGAGAAGTTGAAACACGTAATGTAGATGGTGAAATGGAATACCGCGATGTGTTTATGAAAGCATTACGCAATAAACCATTAAATGCTGAAGAACGTGAATTTCTTGAGGATGATTTAGAACAACGTGCAATGTCAGGATTAACTGGGGAAGATGGAGGACTTGTCATCCCTCAAGATATTCAAACGCAAATCAATGAATTAGCTCGTTCATTTGATGCACTTGAGCAATATGTAACTATTGAACCAGTGCGTACACGTTCAGGATCACGAGTATTAGAGAAAAATTCAGATATGATTCCGTTTGCTGAAATCACTGAAATGGGTGAAATTCCAGAAACTGATAATCCGAAATTTTCAAATGTACAATATGCAGTGAAGGACAGAGCAGGTATTTTACCGTTATCTCGTTCATTACTTCAAGATAGTGATCAAAACATCCTAAAGTATGTGACTAAATGGCTAGGTAAGAAATCTAAAGTTACACGTAATGTGTTAATCTTGGGCGTAATTGAAAAGTTAACAAAACAAGCAATCAAATCTCTGGATGATATTAAAGATGTATTAAATGTTAAATTAGACCCAGCGATTTCTCCGAATGCGATTTTACTTACAAACCAAGATGGATTTAATTATTTGGACAAATTAAAAGATAAAGACGGAAAATATATTTTACAGTCAGATCCAACGCAAAAAAACAAAAAACTATTTGCTGGTACTAATCCAGTCGTTGTTGTTTCGAATCGTTTCTTAAAATCAAAGGGAACTACAGCTAAAAAAGCGCCACTTATTATTGGTGATTTAAAAGAAGCTATTGTTTTATTTAAACGTGAAGATATGGAACTGGCTTCTACAGATGTAGGTGGTAAAGCATTCACTCGTAATACATTAGATTTACGCGCAATTCAACGTGATGATGTGCAAATGTGGGATAATGAAGCAGCAGTTTACGGAGAAATCGATTTAAGCGCTCCTGTTGAACAACCTCAAGGGTAAACTAAGGAGGCATTTGAATGCTTGTTACCTTAGAAGAAGCTAAAGAATGGATTCGAGTGGACGGAGACGATGACCCAACTATCACTATGTTAATTAAAGCGGCTGAATTATATATTTACAAAGCAACTGGCAAAACATTTACTCAAACAAATGAAGATGCCAAGTTGCTTTGTTTATTTCTGGTGGCTGATTGGTACGAAAATCGACTACTTGTAGGTGAAAAAGCCAGTGAAAAAATCAGAACCATTGTTCAGAGTATGATATTACAGCTCCAATATGCTTCAGAGCCTCAGGAGGAAAGAAAATGAATCCTGCAAAATTAGATAAACGGCTTACATTTCAAGTAAAAGATGAAAATGCAAAAGGGCCTGACGGTGATCCGATAGATGGATATAAAGATGCTTTTACCGTATGGGGCTCTTTTGTTTATTTAAAGGGAAGGAAATACTTTGAGGCAGCAGCTGCTAATAGTGAGGTTCAAGGAGAAACAGAAATCAGAAATCGGGATGATGTAAGTGCAGATATGAAAATTAAGTACAAAAACGTGATTTATGATATTGTTTCCGTTATTCCAACTCAAGATCATACTTTATTAATCATGTGGAAACGTGGTGAAATGAATGGCTGATGGTATAGATTTAGATTTATTAGGATTTGATCGTTTAGTTACTGAATTAGACCAAATGGGGTTACGGGGAGAGAAAATTGAAGATAAAGCTCTTGCAGCTGGTGGTGAACCTATTCGTAAAGCCATTGCAGAACGAGCGCCAAGAAGCCCAAGCCCCAAAAAACGATCTAAAAGTGAACCGTGGCGTACAGGGCAACATGGTGCAGACCAGATAAAAGTAACAAAAGCTAAACTTGAAGGTGGAATAAAAACAGTAAAAATAGGTCTTAATAAAGCAGATCGTTCCCCGTGGTTCTATTTAAAGTTCCATGAATGGGGTACATCCAAAATGCCAGCACATCCATTTATAGAGCCGGGTTTTAATGCTTCAAAAGCGGAAGCTGTACGTGCTATGACAGATATTTTAAAGAACGAAATGAGGTTGGATTTGTGATAAATTTAAGACCTGATATTTTACAAGCTCTTGAGAATGATCAAGAGCTTGTTTCATTGTTGGGTGGGAAACGAATTTATTACCGTAAAGCAAAGAAGGCAGAAGAGTTTCCGCGAATTACGTATTTTGAATTAGACAATAGGCCAGATGGATTTGCAGATAATCAAGAGATTGAAAGTGAAATCTTGTTTCAAGTTGATGTTTGGGCAAAGAGTAGTACAACAGCAATCCATCAAAAAGTGAATGAAATCATGAAAAGAATTGGTTTCTCACGCTATGCGGTTGCTGATTTATATGAAGAGGATACACAAATATTTCATTATGCGATGAGATTCGCAAAAGGAGTGGAATTATAAATGGCTGGAGAAGTTGTAAGAATTAGTTCAACGGTTGGTGTAGACAACCTTGTATATGCGAAAGTTTTACAAGATGATTCGTCTGCTATTAAATATACAGATGTAAAGAAAATGGAAGGTGCTGTAAAGGTTAAATTAACTAAAAAAGTAGCTTCTGAGGTTATGTGGAGCGATAACAGAAAATCAGAGATTGCAGAATCTGATGGCGAAACTGAAGTGGAGATTGAAGTTCGAGGACTTTCACTTTCTACAAAGGCTGACATTGAAGGGTTTCCAGAAGTAAAAGATGGCGTTTTAGATGAGAAACGTGAAGGTGAGAAACCATATTTAGCTATTGGTTTCCGATTCTTAAAAGCTAATGATAAGTATCGATATGTTTGGTTATTAAAAGGGAAACTTTCACAAGAGGAAGAAGAAGCTGAAACGAAAAAAGACAAACCGAACTTCCAAACAACAAAATTGAAAGGGTCCTTTATTGAACGTGATTTTGATGATAGAACGAAATTCACAGCAGATGAAGATGAACCAACGTTCACAAAATTAGTTGGAGATAATTGGTTTAATAAAGTATATGAAAAACCAGTGACACAACCACCAGCAGGAAAGTAAGAGGGAGCAAAAGCTCTCTCTTTTTTATTAAATTTAGGAGGGAAAAACTATGAAATTAACATTAATGATTAATAAAGAAAAACAAACTTTTAATATGCCAGAATTTATTCCAGCCCGCCTTATTCGTCAGGCTCCTGAACTTGCTGAAATTCCAAACAATCCTGGTCCAGAAGATATGGATAAAATGGTTCAATTCGTAGTGAAAGTTTATGATGGTCAATTTACATTAGATCAGTATTGGGATGGTGTTGATGCCCGTAAATTTTTATCGACAACTTCAGATGTAATTAACGCGATTATAAATGAAACAGTGGAAGCAGCAGGGGGTAGTACTGGATCAGGAGAAGAAGAAAACCCAAACGCATAGAGGGAGGAGGGCTAACGTTCAGTGAGTTTATGGACGAGCTCTACCTCTCTTTATTGCGACAAGGGTACAAACACCATCACATTGATAATGAGATGGATATTTGGCATTATTTGAGACTTAATCGAAAAATGCATGAAAACGGAAATGAAAATTACGAAGGCTCCAATTCAAATGAAATAGAAGTGCCAGCGGAAAACATTATTTAACGAGGGAGGTGAGACTATGGCGAATGAAATAAATAATCTAGTCGTTAGACTTTCCCTTGATAACGTAAATTTCAGACAAGGTATCTCGAATTCAGGTCGTGCAGTCAGGACGTTACAGAATGAGTTGAAATCTGTAAGTACAGGAATGGGCGGTTTTGCTAACGCTAGTCAGCAAACACAAGCAAAATTAAATACGCTCACCAGACTTATTGAAGCTCAAAAAGAAAAAGTTAAGGCATTGCGTCAAGCTTATGATCAGAATAAAGCTAAATTAGGAGAAAATGATGCTGCAACTCAGCGGTACGCTGCACAAGTTAATAAAGCTGTTGCAGATTTAAATAGATTCGAGAATGAACTTAAACAAGTGAATCGTCAAGCACAACAAACAGCACTGGATAAATTAAATAATTCATTGAAATCTTTACAAGCTGAATTCCAAGCGGTTACAACAGGGATGCATGGGTACACCAATGCAACTGAACAGACGCGAGCGAAAATTGATGTTCTATCTCGGATGATAGATAAGCAAAAGGAGAAAATTAGGGAGCTTCAGTCAGCTTACAATCGCGCTAAAACCGAAGAAGGAGAAGCGAGTCAGTCAGCGCAACGTTACGCAGAACAAATTCATAGAGCCACTGCTGAATTAAATCGATTTGAACAAGGATTACGTCAGTCAAACCATGAACTCGAACAACAAGGGAATCGATTACTAAATTTCGGGAATCGTATGGAAACGCTGGGTAATCATTTGCAAAACGCAGGAAGTCAAATCGGTATTGTTTTTGGTGGAATGACGTATGCAATAGGGCGTGGTTTAAAGGCGGCAATTACAGAATCAATGAACTTTGAACAACAAATGGCAAATGTTAAGGCTGTATCTGGTTCTACTGGGGAAGAGATGAAGAAATTAAGTGAATTAGCTGTCCACATGGGAGAAACAACGAAATACTCCAGTGTTCAAGCTGGTCAAGGGATTGAAGAATTAATTAAAGCTGGTGTTAGTTTAACGGATATTATTAATGGTGGATTAGAGGGAGCTCTTAATTTAGCGACAGCCGGTGAATTAGAGTTAGGGGAAGCGGCAGAGATTGCTTCTACTGCTCTAAATGCATTTAAAGCTGATCATCTTTCAGTTGCGGATGCAGCCAATATTCTATCAGGGGCGGCAAACGCATCGGCAACAGATGTACGTGAATTAAAATATGGTCTTGCTGCTTCTTCAGCAGTAGCGGCAGGAGCAGGGATGACGTTTAAAGATACAGCTACGACTCTGGCAGTGTTTGCTCAAAATGGTCTAAAGGGATCAGATGCAGGAACGTCTTTAAAAACAATGCTAATGCGTTTAAATCCTTCAACAAAAGAAGCATATAACAAAATGAGAGATTTAGGACTTATTACTTATAATGCACAGGCTGGTTTTGATTTCTTAGTTAAAAACGGTATTCAACCAGCTTCCAGAAATGTAGGGGATATAGAAGTAGCTTTAGAACAATATGTTATGAAAACAGAAGGTGTAACGAAATGGAATGATAAATGTGATACAACATTTCGTGAATTAGCAACCAGTTCAGCTTTCTTATCATCAAAATTCTATGATCAACAAGGGCATATTCAAAGTCTAGAAAATATTTCAGGGACACTTCATGAATCAATGAAAGATTTAACAGACCAACAACGAAGTATGGCTCTGGAAACATTATTTGGTTCCGATGCTGTACGTGGTGCGACTATCTTGTTTAAAGAAGGCGCCAAAGGTGTCAATGAGATGTGGGATTCCATGTCTAAAGTTACAGCAGCTGATGTTGCAGCTACCAAAATTGATACGTTAAAGGGACGACTTACATTACTAGATTCAGCGTTTTCTACAATGAAAAAGACAATTGGTGATGCACTAGCTCCAGTAGTTAGTGTTTTTGTTGCTGGCCTGCAAAAGCTTGTAGATGGATTCAATGCATTACCTGGTCCCGTACAAAAAGCAATCGCAATTACAGGTGGTATTGTTCTTGCTTTAACAGCTGTTGCTGCTGCAATCGGTGTAGTTTTAGCGGCAGTCGGAATGGTTATGTCAGGGATTGGAGCGCTAGCAACATCATTAGGAATTGCTGGTGGTGCTGCAGGTCTTGCTGGTGCTGCGGTTGGATTTTTAGGAAGTGCATTAGGAGTGCTTCTTGGGCCTGTTGGTTTAATAGCAGCGGCTCTTATCGGAACTGGTGTTGTTGCATATAAAGCATATCAAAAAGCGACTGAAGACAGTATCGCATCAGTAGACCGCTTTGCTACAAATACAGAAGGAAAAGTAAGCTCCTCAACAAAGAAGGTTCTAGGCGAGTATTTCAAACTGTCCGATGGTATTAGACAAAAGTTAACTGAAATTAGATTGAATCATGAAGTAATAACAGAAGAACAGTCGCAAAAGTTGATTGGTCAATATGACAAATTAGCTAATACAATCATTGAAAAAACCAACGCAAGGCAGCAAAAAGAAATTGAAGGGCTTAAAAAGTTCTTTGCGGATTCGTATGTATTAACCGCTGAAGAAGAGAACAAACGAATCGAACAGTTAAATCAGCACTATGAACAAGAAAAGCTAAAAACACAAGAAAAAGAAAATAAAATTAAAGAAATTCTACAAACAGCCGCTAGGGAAAATAGAGAATTAACAGCATCCGAGCGGATCTCGTTACAAGCATTACAGGATGAAATGGACAGAGTTGCTGTCGAACATATGTCTAAAAATCAAATGGAGCAAAAGGTTATTCTTGAAAATATGCGTGTGCAGGCTAGTGAAATTTCAGCTAGACAGGCAGCAGAAGTTGTAGAGAATAGCGCCAAAGCAAGAGACAAAGTTATTGAGGATGCGAAAAAGACCCGTGATGAAAAAATTGCAGAGGCGATTCGTCAGCGTGATGAAAATAAAACAATTACAGCTGATGAAGCGAATGCAATCATTGCTGAGGCAAAACGTCAGTATGATAGTACAGTTTCTACTGCAAAAGATAAACATCAAGAAATTGTAAGTGAGGCAAAAGCGCAGGCGGGTGAACATGCAAATCAAGTAGATTGGGAAACGGGCCAAGTAAAATCGAAATATCAAGTTATGAAAGATGATGTTGTTCGAAAAATGAAAGAAATGTGGTCAGATGTTACCAATAAGTATGAAGATATGAAAACCTCTGCAAGTAATAAGGTAGAGGAAATAAAAAATACAGTTTCAAGGAAATTTGAAGAAAAGAAAAAAGCTGTTACAGATAAAATGCAAGAAATAAAGAACGGTATTGAAGAAAAATGGAATACAGTTGAAAAATTTTTCAGTTCTATAAATCTAAGTTCCATCGGTAAATCAATTATAGAAGGCCTTGAAAAAGGATTAGATAGTGCAACAGGGGGCTTGTATAGTAAAGCGAAAGAAATTGCAGGAGAGATTAAAAAGACCATTTCTGGAGCACTAGAAATTAACAGTCCATCTAAAGTGATGATTCCAGTCGGTAGCGCAGTTCCAGAAGGTGTTGGAGTTGGTATGGATAAGGGAAAACGGTTTGTTGTGGATGCAGCAAAAAATGTTGTCGGAACTGTTAAGAAACAAATGGGGAATATGCCATCTGTTTTTGATTTTGGATTCCAAACCAAGCAATATAGTATCCCGCAAAATACATTTAGTGATTTCAGAGGATATACGCAACCGCAATTAACTTATAACAATCCATCTATGGCGAAAACAATATTCCCAAATAGACCAGGTGGAGAACAAGAACTGAATTTAACCGTAAACATGACTAATGTTTTAGATGGAAAAGAGCTTGCAAACGGAAGTTACACCTATACTACAAAGCTTCAAGATCGTGAACAAAAAAGAAGAGAGGAATTTTAAGGGTGGTGAGCACGTTGGGGAAACTTAGTTTTACTTTTAATAATATTAGAAAAGATTATATTCAAATGCTAGTTGGAAGAAAACGTCCTTCATGGGCTCCAGTAAAAAGAAGATTAGTAAGAGTCCCTCATCGCGCAGGGGCTCTTTTACTTAATACAGAAACGGAGGAACGTCGCATTGACGTTCCTCTTGTTATTAAAGCGAAAAAAGATATGGCAGATTTACAAAAGTTAAAAGAAGATTTAGCGGATTGGTTATATACAGAGCAACCTGCTGAACTTATTTTTGATGATGAGTTAGACAGGACTTATTTAGCATTAATTGATGGTTCTGTCGATTTGGACGAAATAGTCAATAGAGGTAGGGGTGTTATTACTTTTGTTTGTCCAATGCCGTATAAATTAGGGGAAATCAATACTCACAAATTTACGCAAGAGTGGTCTACAGAAACAACTTCTTATTTTACTAATAAAGGAAGTGTAGAAGCTCCAGCATTAATTGAAATGACAGTGAAAAAACCAAGTACCTTTTTAGATGTATGGTTTGGAGAGTATCCGCATAATCGTGATTATTTCAGAATAGGCTACCCTCTGACTGTGGAAGAAACCACGGTACAAGAACGAGAAAGAGTCATGTGGGATGAAATGGCTACTCCTATAGGATGGACACCTGTTACTGGACAATTCGAGGAAATGAAAGGGACAGGTAGTTTTAAATCAAGAAATGGCCATGCGCTATATTGTGAAGATTACGGAAAAGAGACAGGATTCTACGGTGCCATAGCCAAGAAGAATATTCCGGGCGGTCCATTACAAGATTTTGAAATGGAGGCATGGGTGACTTTAAAGTCCAAAAACATAGGTGAAATGGGACGTGTTGAAGTTCTTCTTTTAGATGAGACGAGTAATGTGGTATCCCGCATCAATATGAATGATCTATATGCGACTGCTGAAATTACAAGGGCACATATGAAAATTGGAAATAGCGGAACACCCAATAGTTTTCGAAAATTAGTTGATACAAGTGGATTCTATTCGACTACATTTAACCAATTCCGAGGACGTTTACGTATTGCTAGGCGGGGTAAGGTGTGGTCTGTATATGTGGCTAAGTTTATAGATGGTACAGAAAAAGATGGTGCTTCACTTGTAGAACGTTGGATTGATGAAACAGGAAATCCGATGACAGAACGTAAAATTGCACAAGTTATGATTGCGATTTGTAAGTGGGATAATCATCAACCTATTAACGAAATACAAATTGATGATTTAAAGATTTGGAAGGTAAACAAAGTTCCATCTAACGCACAACCATATATCTTTGATACTGGAGATAAAATTGTTATTGATACTGAGAGAAGTCTTGTCACAATCAACGGAAAGAATGCAATCAATATAAAAGAAATCTTTAGTAATTTCCCTGTCGTAATACGTGGTGAAAATCGTATCGATATAATGCCACCTGATGTAAATGCAACAATCAGTTATAGGGAGAGATATAGATGAGAACACCAAGCGGGATTTTACATGTTGTGGATTTTAAAACGGATCAAATCGTCGCAGCTATCCAGCCAGAGGACTATTGGGATGACAAACGGCATTGGGAACTAAAAAATAATGTTGACATGTTGGATTTCACCGCTTTTGATGGAACAGACCATGCAGTTACGTTACAACAACAGAATCTTGTTTTAAAAGAAGTTCGCGATGGAAGAATCGTACCATATGTTATTACAGAGACTGAAAAAAATTCGGATAAACGATCTATTACCACATATGCTTCAGGAGCATGGATTCAAATTGCTAAATCAGGGATTATAAAACCACAACGGATAGAGAGTAAGACGGTCAACGAATTTATGGATTTAGCACTCTTAGGTATGAAGTGGCAGCGTGGAGTTACTGAATATGCTGGATTTCATACAATGACCATCGATGAATATATGGACCCACTCACTTTTTTAAAGAAGATTGCATCTTTATTTAAACTGGAAATTCGATATCGTGTTGAGATTAAAGGTTCAAGAATCATCGGTTGGTATGTAGATATGATTCAAAAACGCGGGCATGATACAGGCAAAGAAATAGAATTAGGAAAAGATTTAGTCGGTGTTACGCGTATTGAACATACACGTAATATCTGCACTGCTTTAGTTGGATTTGTAAAAGGTGAAGGTGACAAAGTAATCACTATTGAAAGCATTAATAAAGGCCTACCCTATATCGTAGATGCAGATGCATTTCAAAGATGGAATGAACACGGACAACATAAATCGGTTTTTATACACCAGAAACAGAAGAATTAGACATGACTCCAAAACGTCTACTGACGCTTATGGAAATAGAATTGAAAAAGCGTGTCAATTCCTCAATCTCTTATGAAGTGGAAGCACAATCGATTGGTCGTATTTTCGGCCTAGAACACGAATTAATTAACGAAGGCGACACAATCAAAATTAAAGATACAGGGTTTACACCAGCATTATATCTTGAAGCGCGAGTAATAGCTGGGGATGAATCTTTTACAGATCCAACACAAGATAAATATGAATTCGGAGATTATCGTGAGATAGTTAATCAAAATGAGGAACTAAGAAAAATCTATAATCGTATTCTTAGTTCGCTTGGTAATAAACAAGAAATGATTGATCAGCTAGATAAATTGGTTCAAGATGCTAATGAAACCGCTAGTAATGCAAAGAAAGAGTCAGAAGCAGCAAAAACACTAGCTGAAAAAGTACAAGAGAATATTAAAAATAATACCGTTGAAATTATAGAATCTAAGAATCCACCAACAACAGGTCTTAAACCTTTTAAGACGCTTTGGCGTGATATTAGTAACGGAAAGCCAGGTATTTTAAAAATATGGACAGGTACAGCGTGGGAATCGGTTGTACCTGATGTTGAATCTGTAAAAAAAGAAACATTAGATCAGGTTAATAAAGATATCGAAACCACAAAAACAGAGTTAAATCAAAAGGTTCAAGAAGCACAGAATCAAGCAACAGGACAGTTTAACAAAGTACAGGAAGGTTTACAAGGTGTTAGCCGTACAATTTCTAATATCGAAAATAAACAAGGTGAAATCGATAAGAAAGTAACTAAGTTTGAACAAGATTCAAGTGGATTTAAAACTTCAATTGAATCGTTAACTAAAAAAGATGGTGAGATTAGTGATAAATTAAGTACGGTAGAATCGACTGTGGAAGGTACAAAAAAGACGATATCTGATGTACAGCAAACAACAGGTGAACTAAAGCAAACAACAACTGAAATTAAAGAGCAAGCAGGGAAAATCACCGAAAAGTTAACAAGTGTAGAAACAAAGGTTAATAACGATAAAGCTGGAGGACGTAATCTTTTATTAGATTCAAATATTAAGTATGAAAAAACAGATTATCTAATCAATCAATATTCTCTAACTGAAAATTTCTTTGCAGGTGAGGAATATACCTTTGTAATTAAGGGAAGTGTCTCTCAAGGTCAGAAATTTGGGGTTTGGCAGAATGGTGGTTCGAATAATGTTGGATATGCAACAAGTGTTTATGCTAATGGAATAACGTATGTAACCTTTAAAGCTGTTGCGGCTACAAGTGGAAATGAACGAAAGTTAAGTTTATATAACTATCCAAGTAATACTACAAAAGCCGTTGTAGAATGGGTTGCTCTGTATAAAGGGAACAAACCGCAGGATTGGACACCAGCTCCAGAAAACCAAGTAACAACTGATGAATTCACAAAGAAAACAACCGAGATTGAAAAAAGTGTAGATGGCGTAAAAACTACTGTAACAAATGTTCAAAACAGCCAAGCTGGATTCGAAAAGCGTATGTCTAATGTGGAGCAAACAGCAAGCGGACTATCCTCCACAGTTAGTAATTTAAATAATGTAGTATCCGATCAAGGGAAAAAGCTTACTGAAGCGAATACAAAACTTGAACAACAGGCAACCGCAATTGGAGCAAAAGTTGAGCTTAAACAAGTAGAGGATTATGTTGCTGGGTTTAAGATTCCTGAGTTGAAGCAAACAGTTAATCAAAATAAACAAGATTTATTAGATGAATTAGCTAACAAGCTTGCAACTGAACAATTTAACCAGAAGATGACTATGATTGATAACCGTTTCACTATTAATGAACAGGGTATCAATGCTGCAGCAAAAAAGACAGAAGTATATACGAAAACGCAAGCAGATGGACAATTCGCTACAGGTTCTTATGTAAGAGATATGGAAACTCGTCTTCAGTTAACTGAAAAGGGCGTTAGTATATCTGTAAAAGAAAATGATGTAATAGCAGCCATTAACATGAGTAAAGAAAACATTAAGTTAAATGCTGCACGAATAGACTTAGTTGGTAAAGTTAATGCTGAGTGGATTAAAGCTGGATTGCTGAGCGGTTGCCAAATTAGAACATCAAATACGGATAACTACGTTAGTTTAGATGACCAATTTATACGTCTCTATGAAAGAGGAGTTGCTAGAGCATTTCTGGGGCATTACAGAAGATCAGATGGTGCAGTACAACCGACTTTCATCTTAGGTTCAGATGAAAAGACTAACGCTCCGGAAGGTACTTTGTTTATGTCTCAAGCAGGTGCAGGATGGTCAGGGGCTTATGCGAGCATTGGTATTAGCAATGGCATAGTGGATGGTGCAGTCCAAAAGTCTGTGTATTGGGAAATGCAAAGAAACGGACTAAGTGTTCTAAACGCTAATGATTACCATGTGTTTTATGCAGGGAATGGGAGTTGGTATTTCAGACGAGGAAAAACTGGATTATATCAAACTTCGTTAGTCGTTGAAGATAATAGTACAGAGTCTGATTTAAGATTACCTAATGTAACTATACGTAATAGCCGTGCAGCAGGATATACAGGAGTTATTCAACTGAAATCATCTGTTACTCAAAATGGCTGGGGTGCTGTTCAAGGGAATTTTATGACTCCTTCATTACGGGAGTATAAATCTAATATCCGTGATATTTCTTTTTCCGCCTTAGAAAAAATTAGAAGTCTTAAAATTAGACAATTTAATTATAAGAATGCTGTAAACGAACTATACCGGATGAGAGAAGAGAAAGGTCCAAATGATCCACCATTGACAACAGAAGATATTAAAACATACTACGGTTTAATCGTAGATGAATGTGATGAAATGTTTGTGGATGAAAGTGGGAAAGGGATTCACTTGTATTCATATGCATCCATTGCAATGAAAGCTTTACAGGAAGTTGATGCAACAGTACAGGAACAGGAGATAGAAATAGCAAATCTAAAATCGCAAGTAGCTAGTCAAGAAAATCGAATAACCCGATTAGAAGAATTATTACTACAACAATTAATAAATAAGAAACCAGAGCAGCCATAAGCTGGTCTTTTTTTATTGTCTAAAAAGGGGTGGTTAAGGTGGAAGGGTTACAAGAGGTGCGAAGTGATGTTCAAGAAATCAAACAAGAAATTAAAGAAATAAGATTAGAAGTTAAAAGCTTAGAAATACGAACAACAGGTAACGAAAAAGACATTATTAATATCAACAAACAGTTAGATAAAATCAGCGCCAATACTACTTGGATTTTACGCCTTATAGTTGGTGGAATTGTTGGTGGTATTCTCACTTTCTTAATGAAAGGAGGTGGTATGTAATGGTTAGTTTAGCTGTAATGATTGGAATTGTTGTCGGTCTTTCACAAATCGTAAAAACAATTGGATTACAAACAAAATACGTTCCGTTATTAAATTTAACGCTTGGCATTGTGCTAGGCGTTTTATTTTTGGACGGAGATATCAAAACAAATGTATTTCAAGGAATCATCATTGGACTGTCAGCAAGTGGATTATTTGACCACACAAAAATTATGAAAAAGGATGCTGATGTAAAATGAAAAAAACGTTAAAACATATTTCTTCTGTAGTCTTTGCAGCTATTTTAGCGTTATCCATTACAACAAGTGCTGTTGCTGACAGAGTATTGATCATTCCCGATTTGCCGAAGCAAGGATATAGAAATGGGGTAGGAGCTTATGAAGGTGTAGTGGCGCATAGTACAGCGACTCCAGAAGCTCCAGCAATCAATATCCAACGTTATGAAACACGTACTTGGAGAAGTGCATTTGTACATTATGCAGTTGACTGGAATGAAGTCATTCAAATTGCAGATACACGTTATATTGCGTATGGTGCTGGGCCAGCTGCTAACGCACGTTTTGTACACGTTGAACTTTGTGAGACGTCAGATTATAGCAAGTTTAAGCGAAGCTATGACAAGTATGTAAAATTACTAGCGAAAATTTTACGTGATCGTGGACTTTCAGTAGAAAAAGGATTATGGACACATGATGATGTAAGAAAATATCTTGGCGGAACAACTCACACGGATCCATTGGATTACCTAAAAAAACATGGTATATCTGAAGCTCAATTCCGAGCAGATGTAAAACGTGCTTATAATAACACGGGTATCTCTATTCCTGAACAACCTTCTAAACCAGCGGAAAAACCAACAGCCAATGTAGAAGGTGTAGCTTACATTGAAGGATATAATGTGAATTTACGCAAAGGCCCAGATGCAAGCTATTCTGTTATTAGTCAGTTAAATAAACCAGAGGCTTATAAAGTTTGGGGGGAAAAGGACGGATGGCTAAATTTAGGTTGGGATCAGTGGGTAAAATATAATCCATCGTATATCCGATTTGAAAAGAAAGAACCTGTAAGTTCAGTTGCTGGAAAACGTGTAGTGTCGAAAGTGAATAATCTCAGATTTTACAGTGCTCCATCGTGGGAAGATAAGTATGTTGCAGGTACTGTAGATGTGGGATTAGGCTTTACAATTGATGCGACGATAATGGTAAATGGTTCTCCACAATATAAAGTACACAATAGTAAAGGCACAACATACTATATTACAGCAAGTGAAGCCTATGTGTATGTGAAGTAAGATGAAAGAGGGATTCCTATATCTGTGGAATCCCTCTTTTTTTATTGTAAATAAATTCAAAGTGCATCTGTACTTATTTCTTTCAATATCTCTTTAGCAGTTTCAACATCAGCAAACATTGGCGCGAAATTTAACCTTCCGGGATTTTTCGTGAAATATCCTGCCAATTGTTTTAACTTAGATTTTACATCTTCGTATGGTAAATGTTTTTCAACATCGTAAAACTCTATTTCACCAAAACGCGCTTTGTAATATGATAATTTTTTTATTTCCATGTCTGTGTATTTAAAACCCAAATCATTTGATATTGTCGCTTTTGCTAAATCATTCAATAAATAGTAGCCGATCATTTGTAAATTATCTTTTTGTTTCAAGGATTTGTCTTTTGTTGTTTTAAAGTCATAAAGAACACCATCGATGTATATGTCTGCATCTGCACCACTAACTAAAAGTGAAGATACCCCAAAACTAGGATTAAATATTACGTTACTCTTTTCGTTAATAATCTCTGGAATCATGAATTTCTCTTCAAACAATTTCAACAAATTATCTAATTCGTTAATTACTTCGTCTGGGCTATTTTCGATGATAAAATAGTTACGCTCGATATTTTCTTTATTAATCCTAGCCCGAAATACTTGATCTAATTTAGCTAGCTTTACAGATATTTCGTATAAATCGGAAATTAACATTGAACCATCATTAATAAAAACTAAGACTTTTTCTATCCATGACTCTAAAATTTCATATGGAATATCAATATATTTGTTTAATTTTTCAAAGCCTTTATAAGCCACCAAATCTCTTATTGCGGTTTCGTCTTTTAAAAATTGAGCAATTCTAAATCGGGCTAAATAGTCAAAAGCTGTTCCGACTAAACTTGAATTATGTATTTTAGATAAATTATATGGTACATGCATGTTATATTCTTCAGAGAAAGGTAACTTTCCGCTTAATGTATAGTAAGCTTCTTTCTTTGGCTCGACATGTAGAAGTATGTCTTTAAACTCTTTATCTTTTTTATTTTTAGCATCTAATTTACTAGTTAACGACACCTGATATCCCTCTCTCTTTAGTTCTTATAAAATTAAAATGGAAACATATTAAATTCTAACATATAAATCCGGTAATATTTGAATTTACAGCAAAAAACCACCGTTTATTAGGTGGTTAATTTTATTTTTTCCATTCAACAAGGGTACGCTTATTACATCTATGACAAATAAAAGCTTCAGCTTTATGTACAACTGGTTGTTTTTTACTACAGTTAGGACATTTCACAAGTTGTTTCCCCAGTGCTTTATACATGAAAATAACTGAGAAAAACGCTAATCCGATAGCAGGTAAAATTCCGATGATAGTAAAGAATAATGCTACTGAGATAAGCAACCCTAATATGCCAATTGAGAAGTATATAAATCTTTTTAATTGATTACCTGTAGAACTTTTCTTTTCTTGTAATTCTATAATGAAAGTTTCTCCATCTGTAGTCTTTCTTAATTCCACAAAATCCCCTCCATATATTAAATAAGCTGTGCTAATTAAAATAATATGAGAAGTGAAGTTTCATTTCTTATGTAAGCTCTTTTGAAACAACGGTACTGTTTAAATAAATTTTATCTACTTGTTCTTTGTTATATCCGTACAGGAGAGTTTCTTTATCATCGATGAATAAGCAAGTGCCTAAATTAAATCCTCTGCATCCAGCCAAAAATTTCGGGAGTTTAGGAATAAAGCCAACTGCTTCAATATCCATCAAAATAAAGCGTACTGGAATTGCTTTTTTATTTTGCTGTACACCTTTTAACATATGACTCATAAATGAAAAAATTTGACTTCCCATATCCGGAATGAAGTCTTCTTGCTGCTGATCATAGTCTGTATACGTGAAATAAACAATAGTTTTACGCTTTAATAATTGCAATAAATCTTGTTTAGAATTTGAATGTAAGTCTGTATAGGGAAGTAATAGTATTTCAAAGTCTTGATTATATTTTTGAGCAGATGTTTTTTGATACATAATTCCCTTGTAATCAAGTACAAATAAAGATTCTTCCTCAAAATTATTGATGAAATCTTCAACTTCAACTAGTCCCTCTTCGGGGTGATAATAACCTTCGATTATTGTGTTAAATGTCTTAAATGGTGGTTTGCTCATGGGGTCACTCCTCTTCTTCCATCCATATATCTTCGATTTTCATATCGAGAGCTTTTGCTATACGCATAGCAACTCGTAATGTCGGTTCACTTTTCCCTCTAACTATCATACTTAATGTTTGATCTGTTATACCAGCCCTTTTTGCTAATGCAGATTGTTTAATCATTCTATCGGCTAAAATCATTTTTAATTTGCACTCCATAAAATCCCTCCCTTTAAAACATTCAATCAATTTTTTGAAAAACCTTTTGATTTTTTTGTTGTTGGACAAACAAGTTTTTGTTTTCTAGTTCATATACCTATATTACTTCCACTTGGAAGACTACAAGGAAGAAGAGACAACAAAAGGGGAGAGGTCTATATGCGTTGGCAGTATAATCATCTAAACACAACTCCATATTTACATCCTTCAAAAGAATTACGTCAGATGTATAACGAATCAAGGTCTACAAAAGAAACAGAATCAATTAGAAATCACATGATTAATCACGAAGTTTATGATCGAAAAGAATATAAAGGTTATTTAAGTTTGTCGCAGGTATTGGAAGAAGACTTATTTGGTGAGGAAGAAGATGTGTTAAATTGGGAAATTCTAATGGATTGTTATGATGTCGTCCTTACAAGAAAAGGTATTACATTTCGTGAAAAGGAAGAGGAGGAACAAGCATGACTCTTGCTGGAGAAGCGATTATTATTTGGACGGCAACAGGGTTGTCAGTAGTTGCAATGAAGGCAGCAGAAAAAATGGGGAAAAGTGTTCCACATTGGCTTCCACGTGTCACTTTGTACACAACACTTACAGGCTCGTTTCTATACCTTCTACGTTATGTTCTCGTTTTATTTCTATGAAGGAATACGATGTGGAAACTTTTCATTCCTTATGTCATAAGGAATTTAGCTTGTATGCACGTATTCCTTGAAACAGGGATATATACCCTCTATAAGAGGGATATAAGGAGTGATTTTATGCTGGAGTTGTTATCAGTACCATTCGCAGGTTTAATTTTCGCCATAGTTGGCGAAAGGCTTAAAGGAAGAGAGAGTGATCGAAAGAAAATACAAGTTTTTTTTGAAGTAAGCGGAATTGCGATACGTAGAGAGGACAAATTACAGTATCCAGTTTTTCTTGAACAAAAAGAGGATGATCGAAGTACAACATATATATATCGGTTGCCTGTAGGAATGCCGAGTAAAATTATTCAGAAGGTCGAGGATGTTGTCTCTGAAGGGCTAAGTAAACCTGTCCGAATTGATTATGATAATTACAAGCTAAATATTCGTGTGTTTCATAGGGATATACCGAAAAAATGGTCATGGTCTAAAGGGTTGGTTGCAGAAGGAAGCTGGTGTGTTCCAATGGGCCAAAGTTTAGAAAAACTTATCTATCATGATTTTGATAAAACACCACATATGACACTAGGTGGTCTGACACGGATGGGTAAAACGGTATTTTTAAAAAATGTAGTTACTTCTCTTACTTTAGCACAACCAGAACATATTAATTTATACATTATTGATTTAAAAGGTGGCTTGGAGTTTGGGCCGTATAAGAATTTAAAACAGGTAGTTTCTATTGCTGAAAAGCCCGCAGAAGCTTTTATGATATTAACTAATATTCTCAAGAAGATGGAAGAGAAAATGGAATATATGAAATGTAGACATTATACGAATGTTGTAGAAACAAATATTAAAGAACGTTATTTTATCATTGTGGATGAAGGTGCAGAACTTTGCCCAGATAAAAGTATGAAAAAAGAACAGCAAAGGTTATTAGGAGCGTGTCAACAAATGCTCTCTCATATAGCGCGCATAGGTGGTGCTTTAGGTTTTAGATTGATTTTTTGTACACAGTACCCGACAGGGGATACATTACCGCGCCAAGTAAAACAAAATAGTGATGCGAAATTAGGCTTTAGATTACCGACTCAAACAGCATCAAGTGTTGTTATAGATGAAGCGGGATTAGAAACGATAAAAAGCATTCCCGGACGCGCGATTTTCAAAACCGATAGACTTACAGAAATACAAGTGCCTTACATTAGTAATGAGATGATGTGGGAGCATTTAAAAGGATATGAGGTGGAGAAAAATGAGGATGCAAACGCATATGCAAATCAACCGTCAAATGGCGATACTTGCGACGATTAGAAAGCTACAGTTTGCAACGAGAAGGCATTTAATGAGTATTCATGAAATGGGTGGAATAAGAAATGCAAACCGAATTCTGAAAGATTTATCTATTTATACAAGTAAGGTAGTTTACAATAAAGAGCATGTATATTATTTAAACCAGTCAGGACATAAATTGTTCGGTGAAGGGAAAGTTGTACATCATGGTAAAGTTGCACACGCTCTTTTACGTAATGAGGCTTGGTTACATTTATATTGTCCAGATGATTGGCAAGTAGAAACTGAAATTAAATATATAAAAGATAATAAAAAGAAAAAAATAATTCCAGATGTTAAATTCCGTGATGAGGAAAGAATACTTCATGCTGTAGAAATAGATCGTACTCAGAAAATGATAGTAAACGATGAAAAATTAAAAAAATATGAAGAGTTAACGCAGATTTATAAACAGAAGCATAACGGGAAAGTGCCAGTTATTCATTTCTTTACAATCACAAAATATAGAGAAAAGAAATTAGAAGAACTGGCAAATAAATATAATGTGTTTGTAAAAGTATATGTAATCGCTACTACTTAATGATGAAAAAAGAGCTGATCATTTTCGGATGATTAGCTCTTTTTTATGTATTGTATTACGTCGTCTATTTTGTAAATTTTATCGATTCCTTTTTCTGAAGCGATGGAATTTAAAGCATCGATGATAGCTTCAAGCGAATCAAAACGAACAGCATTAGCGTTACCATTCACCAGATCACTAATTGTATTGTATCTTACTTGGGATTCTGTAGATAACTTATTTTTCGTGATCCCCAATTCATCTAAAGAATTTCCGAGTGTGAATTTCATTTTATTCTCCTCCGCAGCACTGGTTATCTTGTACCCATTTTACAACAACAAACGTCAATAGTAAAACTTTTTTCGTTCAACTATTGACGTTGAATATTTAGAGAGTTATAATTCAACTTAAATAGTTGAACTTTTATAGTTGAACTCAAAAGGAGGAACGAACATGCAAAGATTAAATGATTATTTTGGTTTAGAAAGCAAATCAGATCTTGTATGGTTTTATGGTTTCTACACAATTTCTACGATTTTAATTGTAATTAATATGATTATTGTACTTATATAAATGGGAGGTAAGGAGATGCTTAGGTCAGCAAATTATACACAATACAAAGAATTACAATCATTCCAATCAGTAGAAGAGATGAATGAAGCAATATGTTCTTTTTTATACAAACATACACATGAGTTATCCGAGTCAGCGATAAAAGTATTGAAATTTTTAGCAAGACATTCTTGTAAGATTCCCGGTGTATCTTTTCTGAAGGTAGGGACTATTGCCGCGGCATTAAGTATAAGTGATCGAACTGTTCGTAGGGTATTAAAAGTGTTAGAGGATTTTGAAATAGTATCTAGACATAAAACAATTCGAACAGAAGGAAAATTGCGTGGAGGGAATGGACATAACGTCTATGTCCTTTTAAAAAAATATAATGTCACACCGAATGTCCTACCGAAAATGTCACAGCGACAAGACGAAGAAAACCCTACAGAATCAAAGGTTTTCGATGCGAAATTGGACAAGGAAACTAAGCTTTCTGAATCACACCCTCTAGAAGAATTAAAAAACGAATTAAACGTAAAAGAAACGTCAACAAGGGAATCTAAAGAAATTAAATTAGAAGACTTAGATGAAACTTTTACACCAGAAAATGTACCAAGCCAATTCAGAGATGTGGTAGCTCCATTCTTCAAATCGGCAGATAAAATTTATAAGCTGTACCATCGAGTATTAATGGCATATAAACGTTCAAACATAGACAAGCCTATTGAACAAGTGATAAACCAAGCGATTCAAGCATTTAAAGAAACTATTTTCGCGGAAAAAGCAAATAAAATTAAAAATACTTTTGAAGGTTATTTTTATAGAATTGTTGAAAGTAAATTTGTAGTCGAGAGAAGGAAAGAATGTCGAGGATTATTGTTTGATTGGTTAAATGAATAATATAAAATTGCCCACAGGGAAAAATGTATATATAATTTAATTATCATATTCTTAGTAAATAAGTGGGTGGAAATTTTGAAGTACGCTGTTTATGTACGAGTTTCAACGGATAGAGATGAGCAAGTTTCATCTGTTGAAAATCAGATTGATATTTGTCGATATTGGTTAGAAAAAAACGGATATGAGTGGGATCCAAATGCAGTATATTTTGACGATGGTATTTCTGGTACAGCTTGGCTAGAACGTCATGCGATGCAACTGATATTAGAAAAAGCAAGACGAAATGAATTGGATACAGTCGTATTTAAATCTATACACCGTTTAGCAAGGGATCTAAGGGACGCCTTAGAAATTAAAGAAATTCTAATAGGTCATGGGATACGCTTGGTTACAATTGAAGAAAATTACGATAGTTTATATGAAGGTGGCAATGATATTAAATTCGAAATGTTTGCCATGTTTGCTGCACAATTACCTAAAACTATATCTGTATCTGTTTCTGCTGCAATGCAAGCTAAAGCAAGAAGAGGCGAGTTTATTGGAAAACCGGGATTAGGATACGATGTAATTGACAAGAAACTCGTTATCAATGAAAAGGAAGCCGAAGTTGTAAGGGAAATTTTTGATTTATCCTATAAAGGCTATGGATTTAAGAAAATAGCGAATATCCTAAACGATAAAGGCACATATACGAAGTTTGGCCAGTTATGGTCGCATACAACTGTAGGGAAGGTTTTAAAGAACCAAACGTATAAAGGGAATTTGGTCTTAAATAGTTATAAAACAGTAAAAGTAGATGGAAAGAAGAAAAGAGTTTACACTCCGAAAGAGAGATTAACAATTATAGAAGATCATTATCCAGCAATTGTATCAAAAGAATTATGGAATGCGGTAAATAGAGATAGGGAAAGTAAAAAGAAAACAAAACAAGATACAAGAAATGAATTTAGAGGAATGATGTTTTGTAAACATTGTGGTGAACCAATTACAGCTAAGTATTCAGGTAGATACGCAAAAGGAAGTAAAAAAGAGTGGGTATATATGAAATGCAGTAATTATATTAGATTCAATCGCTGCGTTAACTTTGACCCGGTTCATTATGATGATGTAAGAGAGGCGATTATCTATGGATTGAAGCAGCAAGAAAAACAACTAGAGATACATTTCAATCCAAAAATGCATCAAAAAAGAAATGATAAATCTACAGAAATTAAGAAGCAAATTAAGTTGTTAAAAGTGAAAAAAGAGAAGTTGATTGATTTATACGTAGAAGGATTAATCGATAAAGAAATGTTTTCGAAGCGGGATCTTAATTTCGAGAATGAAATTAAAGAGCAAGAGTTGGCATTACTTAAATTAACAGATCAGAATAAGAGAAATAAAGAAGAGAAAAAAATTAAAGAAGCTTTTTCAATGCTCGATGAAGAAAAAGATATGCATGAGGTTTTTAAAACTTTAATAAAGAAAATCACACTTAGTAAGGATAAGTATATCGACATCGAATATACATTTTCTTTATAG